ATAAACTTAAGGCTGCTCAGATTCAAGGAGTTAAAGAAGAAAACAAAGGTAAGTCTCTGGACAATCGTCTTAAGTCTCGTGAGGTATCTACTGAGGATGCTTTATCAATGCTTCTCGGATCATCTCTTGGTTCTGATACTCAAATGATGGCAAGTAAGTTGCCGTTTAGAGCATATCAGGAATACATGCGTTTGGTTCGTGAGGAAACGGATCAGGCTAACGCTGTTGCCGACAATGATCTTAAATTGCTTGATAAACGTTCTAAGCAGTTGGATAATTATATTAAGCAGGAATCCGCCCAATCTTTGATTGATGAGATTAAGCAGAAGCTTCGTATTTCAAGGAATGAGGCTGAATTTTTGACAAAAACGTTAGCCCTTCGTATTCAAGGATTTGAAGACGAACAAACTGTTAAGCGTTTTGATGCCATTATGTCTGACCCTGATCTTTTGGAACAATTGCCGTCAGGATTTCCTGCTGTTGTTAAACTGTTACGTCTTATATTAGGTAAGTAAATATGGGGAGACCTTATGTCTCCCCTTTTACGATTTATTCTAAAATCGGCTCGCTATAACTTGATAATGTATGAGCAACTGACACATGTTTGATTATCAACGACTTTGCTCGCAGTTGCGTATTGCCCTAAGTGCTCCTTCTGTGAGCTAAAATATTACTATTATGAAACAGATCTTTTGTGAACACCCTGTTATTATCCGTAATCCTCAGTTAAAGGAACTTCTTATTACTCATCGTTGTTATACGACACTTACTGGTGATCATTATATCTCTTTTGCTCAGGCTAACTATTTTAAGTATCGTTTCCCTGATTACCAATTCTCTCCTCGTAGGTTCAAGGTTACTCTTGATAATATTGATCGGTTTAATGTTTTTAATGAAAAGACAGGTGAAGTCTTCCCTATGTTTATTCAAGTACCTTGTGGTAAATGTGTTCTTTGCCGTGATAAAAAGGCTCGTGAATGGTCTTTCCGTGCTACTTGTGAGAATGTCTTTTCTGAGAGTATTCCTCTCTTTTTAACGCTTACGTATAATAATGAGAATTTGCCTAAGCATGGTGTATTCAAAGAAGAAATTCAACTCTTTTTAAAGCGTCTTCGTATAAGTCTTGATCGTCTTCATTATAAGCATAATCTTCGCTACTTTGCTTGTGCTGAGTATGGTTCTAAGTCTAAGCGTCCTCATTATCATATGTTGATTTGGAATTTTCCTCGTGAAGGTTCGTTCCGTAATATATGGAATGTTACCCACTTTATTGAAAAGTGCTGGTCTAAGATCGCAGGATATGATGGTAAGAAACCTATTTATTCTCCTATTGGTTATGTTTATACATTGCCTTGTGATAAAGGTGCTATCGGCTATGTGATGAAGTATATGCGTAAACAGCCTTATGTTCCTAAAGGTATGAATCCTATATTCTTTTTGTCTTCTCGCAAAGATGGTGGTTTAGGTGCTAAGTATGCTAAGCAGTATATTGATTTTTATCGTAAGAATCCCCAATGTTTGGACATTTCCGTTTGTGATCCTTATTCAGGAATGACTACTACTATTTCTCTTCCTGATTACTTTAGACGTCTGTATTTTCCTGCTAAGTCTACTGTAGTATCTAAGCTTGTTCGTGATTCTCATAAAAAGCTTTGTGATCTGATTTCTAGAAGGTATTCTATTCATGCTGTTGCTAATTATTTGGATAAACCTATTATTTCTGATATTGAGAAAAAAGTACTTCGTAAATATTGGTTCTTAACTCCTCAGATATGCAAGAAACCTCTTGGTAAGTTGATTGATTATTATAGTGAGATACCTTACTCTGCTTTGGATGATATGTATGTCGCTAACGAAGTGGAAATCGCCTCTTTATGCCGTTATTTAATACTCGAAAATATAGATGAAACGTGGTTTAAAATTAAGGATGAAATTGTTCAAAAAAGGACTCGTTCATTAGATGCTAAGTTTGGCTCTTTACCTGAGATAGATTTAAAAGATGTTATTTACCGAAAAAATAACGCTATAAAACTTGCACAATTAAAAGAAATTATTTAGCCTTGTATCGTAATTAAAACACAGAGATATGGAAAAGAAAAGATTTTACAAAGTTATTCTTGCTTTTAAGCATAATGGTGAGATTCGTGAATTTCCGTTTACGTTACCTTACACTTTTGATGAAGCTTATGCTCTTGCTGTTGATTCTACGGATTATTCTGTTTGGGATTTGATAGCCATTGTTCCTGTTGAACCTATGCGTTCTATTGCTGCTTATATTGTCACTTTTGAGGATAGAAGAGATACTCTTCTTTGTTCCTATCGTGTTATTGCTGATAATGGCATTAAGGCTATTGATTTGGCTATTAAGGAATTTGAGAATGATTATCATCACCGTGATATTGATGTTGTTGGATTAGAACGTTCTAAGGAATTATGAAAAAGGCTAATTCTTATAATTGGATTTTGCGTATTGTAGATCATAATGGTGAACGTTATGAATTAAAGTTAGATTATACTCTTTCTAATATGCGTAAATTGATGCGTAGTATTCGCTCTCGTACTGGTGTTATATCTGTTCATTCTTTTAAGCAGTTTGAAAATATTTGATTGTTTTACGTGAAACATTTTATTAATATGGAAAAAAGAACTATTAAAACTACCCTCTCTATTATGGAGAGGGCTACTTTGAAACCTATTACAGAAATTTGTTTAGGTGTATTTGATCGTCCCTCACAGTCTGAAAAGATTCGTGCGTCTCTTGTAGAAAGTAATCCTAAATTACTGTTTCTGGCTAAACATGAAGAGTTAGTCCCACCTATTATCAGTGAAGATGAAAGTGACTCCTAATCAATGGATTGAGATTGTTAAACTTATCTCTACGTTTGTTATCGGTATTATTACTACTCTGTTTGTTCAGAGTTGTACTCTCTCGCTTAGCGTTGCTAAGAATAATAATAATGCTACTCAAAGGACGGAACAGACAACTACGTCCTCGGTAGATAGTACTAAAATTCAGTTTAATCGTTAGTTATGGCACAGAATGTATTTGATGCTACCTTAGATGTGAATAATGAGATAAAGGTTAATACCTTTGACTGGTCGCATGCTAATAACTTGACCACTCAGATCGGTCGTGTTACTCCTATTTTTTGTGAGTTAGTTCCTTCTAAAGGCTCTGTTCGTATTAATCCTCGAATGGGCTTGCAGTTTATGCCTATGGTTTTTCCGGTTCAGACACGTATGAAAGCTCGTATCGCTTTCTTTAAGTATCCGCTTCGTGCTCTTTGGTCAGGATATCGTGATTTTGTAGGTAATTTCCGTCAGGACCTCGAAGAACCTTACATCAACTTGAATACCTCTTCTAAATTAAAGAAGATGGCTTCTACTGGCTCTCTTGGTGATTATCTTGGTTTGCCTACAACTATCTTTGGCTCTTATGGTCAAGGCGCTGTTGCTTTTCTTAATACCGGTATTCTTCAGTGTCCCGGCAATAAAGCAGGTGGTGATCCTAATTATACTATGTTCGAATACTTGCCTATTCAGAATAGTGATCAGTATTACTCTTTTGTGAGTAAATATGGTGCTACTGTTACTCAGACATTAGGCAATGGTATTTTGCTCCCTGATCCTGCTACCGCTTCATCGTCTAATTTCATTCAATTCGGATATAGCTTAGCTAAAGTAGCTGTTGACATTGACGATACCTTTAATGCCTCTAAGCGTTTTTGTTTGAAGGTTAGCTATGACAATTTGGCGAATCCTTCTCAATCTTTAATTGATGCTTTCGTTAATAAGTTGGCTTGCTTTGCGGTTAAGGACAATGATAATAACACTCGTTTTGATCTTCAGGTATCATCTTCTTTGTTCAATGCTAAAACGAACATGGTAGAAGTTTATTTTACTTTGCCTGAAGAATTTGTTAAGTATGTGCTTGAACATATTGGTGAAACGTTTGATTTCCATATCTATTATAACGTTATTGAATCTCTTGGCCGGAAGATTTCAGGTTCTACCACTTCTTGGCTTTATACATTCCATCGTGACGTAATCTTCTTTAAAGACCCTGATAGAATATCTGCTGAATCAACTAAAGGTTTTAATTATAAGACTCCGCAAGGTTTGAAGTTCTCTTATCAATTCTACGACTATGCTGATTCTCCGGCCGATCTTACGTTAGCTAATTCTCCGTATTACAGTTCTGTTGGTGATAATAACGATAAACAGATAAAGATTTCTGCTTATGCGTTCCGTGCCTATGAAGGTATTTATAACGCTTATATTCGTGATAATCGTAATAATCCTTATTACGTTAACGGACAAATTCAGTACAACCAGTGGATACCTACTTATGATGGTGGTCTAGATGACAATATTTATGAGCTCCATTATGCTAACTGGGAACGTGATTTCTTGACTACTGCTGTTCAGTCTCCGCAGCAAGGTACTGCTCCTCTTGTTGGTATTACTACTTATACGGAAACCGTTAATGACGTTCTTTCCGACGGCACCGCTGTTACTCGTGAGTTGTCTAAACTTGCTCTTGTTGACGAAGATGGTAAGAAGTACGCTCTTTCTTGGGAATCTGATGGAGAATCCTTAACAGGCGTTGAATATACCGAACTTGATAACGGTGTTAAGATGCGTCAACCTAGATCGCTCGTAGATGTTGCTATGTCAGGTATTTCCATCTCTGATCTCCGGAACGTTAATGCTTATCAGAAATTCCTTGAATTGAATATGCGCAAAGGCTACTCCTACCGTGATATTGTTGAAGGACGTTTTGATGTAAAAGTTCGTTATGATGAGTTACTCATGCCTGAATTCTTCGGAGGATTTACTCGTGATATTGATATGCATGCTATCAGTCAGTCTGTTGATCAGAATCTCGCTAAAGGTGCTGAAACATATGCTGGTGCTCTTGGTTCTCAAAGTGGTATTGCTGGTGTTCGTGGTGATTCTGATCAGACTATTGAGTGTTTCTGCGATGAAGAATCCATCGTTATGGGTGTTTTGATCATCACTCCTACGCCTGTATATACTCAGTTGCTACCGAAACATTTTACTTATCGTGGTTTGCTTGATCACTATCAGCCTGAATTTAACCATATTGGTTTCCAACCGATATTGTACAAAGAGGTTTGCCCTATTCAGTCTTATAATCAAGACCCCGAAAGTTTGACTGAGACGTTTGGTTACAATCGTCCTTGGTATGAATATGTTCAGAAATACGACTCTGCACATGGTTTGTTTAGAACGAATTTGAGTAACTTCTTGATGCACCGTGTTTTCAACGACAAGCCTCAGTTGTCTAAGTCGTTCTTGGTTATTGATCCGGCTCAGGTTACCGATGTGTTTGCTGTCACACAAGCTGACGATGGTACCGAATTGACCGATAAGATTTACGGACAGATTTATTTTGACTGTCAAGTTAAGTTACCTATCTCTCGTGTTGCTATTCCTCGTTTGGATTAGTATGTTACTGACTATGCGCGCGCACGATTTACGTGTGCGTGCAAATGTCAGTCCACGACGGTAGTCGCAAATCGTGTCCGTCTGTCCTTAT